CTTATCTTGATGATCAAGGATACGACATTGAAGTCATTGACACTCGCGAATATCGTACTACATTTGAATTCAAAGAAGTAAACGAACATAGCTATAGCCACATCAAATGGCCAAAAGGGCATCCCAAAGCCGGCCAATCAATGGAACTTAGGGACTATCAACCTGAAATCATTAATAGATTTTTTGCTAATCCGCAGTGTGTACAAGAAGTAGCCACCGGAGCAGGTAAAACTGTTATTACAGCGGCCTTGGCCGACGGTGTCAGTCCGTACGGTAGAACTATTGTAATTGTTCCTAACAAAAGCCTGGTCACACAAACTGAAACAGACTTTGTTAATATGGAGTTAGATGCTGGTGTATACTTTGGAGATCGTAAAGAATATAATCGTACACATACTATCTGCACCTGGCAAAGTCTAAACAACTTATTGAAAAACACCAAGAACGACGAAGCAGAAATTACCATTGGGGAGTTTCTCGAAGGTGTTGTAGCAGTTATTGTTGATGAAGTGCATCAAGCCAAAGCTGATGCATTAAAAACACTGTTGTCTGGGCCATTTGCACATATTCCTATCCGCTGGGGATTGACCGGAACTATACCCAAAGAACAATACGAATACACAAGCATTTTTTGTATGATTGGCCCAGTTGTCGGGCAACTAAGTGCGAGAGAGTTACAAGAAGCCGGTCATTTAGCTTTGTGCCACGTTAACGTAGTACAAATGCTGGATCACGTAGAGTATAAAGATTATCAAAGCGAGCTTAAATACCTAGTAACTAACATAGATAGAATTAAATACATTGCCCAACTTATTAGTAAAATAAAAGAAGGCGGTAATACGTTAATACTAGTTGATAGAGTTGAAACAGGTAAGTTGCTGCAAATTGAATTAAGTAACTTGTTTAGCTTACTTAAGGATAAGCCTGATGTTGCTTTTGTTAGTGGTTCTACAAAAGCCGCAGAAAGAAAAGAACACTATGACGAAGTGGCAGAAGCTTCAAACAAAATCATTATCGCTACCTACGGTGTTGCTGCTGTTGGTATTAATATTCCCCGCATTTTTAATCTTGTTCTTATTGAGCCTGGTAAGTCTTTTGTTAGAGTTATTCAATCTATTGGGCGGGGCATTCGTAAAGCAGAAGATAAAGACTTTGTTCAAATCTGGGACATCACTTCCACCTGTAAGTTCGCAAAACGACATCTAACAAAAAGAAAAGCTTTCTATAAAGAAGCTAATTATCCTTTCACCGTAGAAAAGGCCGAATGGCAATGAGAATATTAACACTAGAAAACACAGCCTACGAATTAAATGACATACCAGACGAAATTGAAGATCTAAGATTCGCTGTTTTAGATAATAGCGATCCTAGAAGTCCAGATTATTTTTATATACCGTTGATCTTTTTAGAAAGTTTTAATAGTCCGGCATTGGTTTTACGCATAGGTGATAATGTTATTAAAATGCCAGTTGACTGGCATGTGTTGATTGGAGAATCTGATCTTGGTGATCTAGAAGTAGTGCCATTAACTAGTATCAATGACAGAGGATTTAGTGTATTCTGTTTCAATCCTTTAAGCAGTTTTAAACCTGAATTTGCACAAATTGAGATAGTAGATATCTATCAAGATGTTAAATGGTATTTTCCTAAACTTAAACCAGGTCAGCTATTAGCAGTGCCTTTAGAAACAGGAGTCGAAAAACCATTGTGTGCTTATTTTATAAAAGATATTTCAAGACAAACGGAGATAGTAGATTATGGAAAATGTTGGTAGACTAGAACCCGGTACAACTTACATATACGAAAACGCAGATGGTATAACCTATGCAAGAAAGATGGGGGATCCCCCAGATACTAGATTTGAAATAGGTAGAGATTACAATAGTCAAAAGTTATATAACGAATTACAACACGCCAAACTTTGGGGTGAGATCCATCGTGCAGCAGAGTCCAATCCTGCTTTACAAGATGCATTAGATCGTGCTAAAGTTATATACGAACTAAGCCGACAAGATCAAACAGTAGACCATCATCCAGTATGAGTGATAAACTAAACATTGCCAACGAAATGCGAGCCTTTGATAGCAAGGATCGAAACTTCTACAAAGATTTAACCGATGAAGAACGCAAAAAGTTTAGCACATATCTTATGATACGTTGGGGAAGTAGTGTACAAGGATCTGCAGACTTGCAAGCGTATTACTTGTTGTCATGTAACGAAAATTTAAATAAAAATTTCTTTGATTTATCTAAATACCCTGAACTGCAATGGGCCGCCGCTACAACTGTTAGTCCAGGTATGGGTAATTTTAGACACGATTGGATTAAGCAAAAGAAACGTGACAGTAGCGATAGCAAGACAGTAAAATTTCTTAGACAATTTTATCCTGATTGCCGGGATGATGAACTTGAGTTATTATCTAAAATTAATACTCGGGACGACCTTAAAGAACTAGCACGTAAGCATGGATGGGATGATAAACGAATTAAATCAGAACTATAAATGTCGATATTGTGAAAAGGAATTTCGTAAAGAAAGTACCCTTGCGGCTCATTTGTGTGAGCAGAAACGACGTTGGCAACAAGAAAAAGAAACCGGCGTTCAGTTCGGACTTAGAGCATACCTACAGTTTTATGAAACTACCCAAGGATCGGCAAAACTAAAAAGTTACGAAGACTTTGTTAACAGTCCTTATTATCGTGCTTTCGTTCGTTACGGCAGACACCTGGTTGCTATTAGGGCTATCAACGGGACCAGTTTTACTACCTGGCTGTTAAAAAATAATAAAAAGTTAGATCACTGGACCCGAGATAGCTATTACGAGGAATGGTTGCATGACTACATCAGAAAAGAAGCACCGCAAGACGCACTTGAACGAGCCCTCCGAGAGATGGAAGAATACGCCGATGGAAATAGTGGTCTTGCTAGTTTTAGCCATTACTTTAAGTATGGGAATACTAACCGTATTTGCCATCATATTACCACTGGCCGTGTTAGCCCTTGGGTTATTTACTGTTGCGATACTGGCGTTGAGTGGCTTGGAAATCTTAGCGAAGAGCATTTGGTTTTGGTTATGCCTTGGATTGATCCTGATTTTTGGAATCGTAAATTCCGCGATTACGTTGCCGATGTAGAGTGGGCTAGGCATATCTTAAAGGAAGCTGGATTATGATATTGATCTTAGGTAGTAGTCATGAAAATACAGCAACTTACTATAAGAAATTAAACTTAGAACAAAGTAAATTAATTACATTAATAAATGAAAATTATTCTATTGGTCATACCAGTCCTCAGGATACCGGAACATATGAAAATCTTAATAAGATTGCTCTAAAAGCAGATAAAATTTATTTTACGTATCCTGCTCAGGATGAATTTGATGATGAAATTTTTTATCATGAATACCTAGATTGGATAAAAGAATTTCATTTTAAATATAAAAAAATATCCAATTGGAAAAATATAGAATTAGATGGTTATAATTGGAACTTAAATTTACCAGTTTTAACTTCCAATGATGCTGTTTTCATTGGGTGTAGTTTCACTGAAGGAGTAGGGATTGATAATCCAGAGTGTAAATATGCAAACATAGTTTCTAGAAATTATAATTTAAATTGCATTAATTTAGGTAAAGGAAGTTCTAGTAATTCTTATTTTTTTGAAGTTTTTTCTCAGTTAAATTTTACTAATGGACAATTAGTTGTTATTCAACTTACTGTGTTAGAAAGATTAAGGTATTGTTCAGAAAAAGATAATCTCAAACATATACAATTAGCTCATTTACCAAGTTACAATTTAAATTTGATTGATGTTTATAATAACAAATTTTTGTTTTACGAAACTCTAAAATCTATTAGATTAATACAATCAATCGCTAACGAAAAAAATCTTAAATTAGCTATTTGGTTAGATAACTACAAAGAAGAACACCAAGGGCATTATACTAGATTGCAACAGAGATATTTGTATAATTTAAGATCTTTTGTACCTGCGTATTTGATGCAAGATTACTGTGTTGATAAAGGAACGGATGATCTTCATCCAGGAGTAGAGTCGAATAAAAATATAGCAAATACATTAATTTATTTTATCGATAGAACATATAATGAAGTTTAAGTCAGACATTGATATTGATGTAGCCGACAGAGTTCGAGCTCTGTCTGTTCTTGAGCATACTGATGCTTCGATAATTCGCGATGGAAAATTAACAAAACATAATACAGGAGTATATTTTACACAAATACCTGTGGATCCGGTAACTGGTCAGAGCAGTTTAGATTACAAAGATGCTGAAGAACGTGGGTATGTAAAACTAGATATTCTTAATGTCAATCTGTATCAGCAAATAAAATCTGAACAGCATCTTGCACAGTTAATGAGTATAGAGCCTGCATGGGATAGATTATACGACCCTGAATTTTGTGCAAAACTAATACATATTGGTGATCATTATGATACACTGATTAAAATGCCAGAAGCAGTTAATAGTGTTCCTAGACTAGCAATGTTTTTGGCTATTATACGTCCTGCGAAACGTCATTTGATTGGAAAAACTTGGCGGGAAGTCGCTGAATCAGTTTGGGAAAAACCTGCTGATGATAGCTACTATTTTAAAAAGGCTCATGCTGTGGGATATGCACATTTGATAGCAGTTAATATGAATTTACTTACCCAAGCTTCCGAACAAGCGTAATACTTCTACGTTTGCTGCGTTTAGCAGCAATTTCTCTCAGGCTCACATGCGGGCCATATTTGATTTCCACATCTTTGCTGTTCATTGTTTTAATAACAGCCCTAAAAGGTAACCAATCTTCTTTAAGAAACACATTGATAGGTATCAATCTATTACTTTCCCACCACCAAGTTTCAGCAAGTTCTAAAAACTGACGTTTTTGTTCAACTGTGCGTAATGCACCGTAATCATAGATCGTAGTTATCACTTCGTCCAAATTTTGTATAACTCCTATGTATTCGTTTCCGCCATAGGTAAGATAAGTTAAAAAGGGATAGTTTTCTAAAAGTTCTTGGTAATTAGGTTCAACCATTTTTCAATAAATACAAGATAATGCAAATCCAAGCTTATTTATATTCCAATATTGTTGAGGTCCAAATTTGGGATCCCACTATTTTTTCACCAAGGAACCGTGTCGTGTACAGCCGCCCTATAACCGTATATCAAGGGATTAACAACCCGTTGCAAATTGTCATTAGAAATCAGGATCAAAAACTAGTTAACATGACTGGTTACACTGTACAGCTGGCTATAGAAGATCCAGTCAATGAAACAACTGCTTATAGCCTGGCAGTAAGTTTTACTGACATTACTAAAGGACTAGGCACAGTAACCATTGATACTGCAACCGTAAACAGCTTGGATCAAAGAATTTATAAATTGACTCTTAAAAAAGTATTGACAGCAGATAGCAGTGAAAGCCCGTTATATATAGATGACAACTTTGGTGTTCCGTTGGATCTGGAAGTTAAACCCGCATATTATTCGACCACTGAGCCTGCTCCTGCATTAAATGAAGTTGTAATTGATAGCGGATTATTACCATGACAGTAGCCAATGTAAATGTAACTAAAGTATTATTAAAACGAGGTAATACTGCCCAGAACAACAACTATACCGGGGTTAACGGCGAGTTAACCATTGACACACAAGCAGCCACTTTAAGGATCCATGACGGTACTACCCAGGGTGGTACAGTTATTACAGCCGGCGGAGTAGTTGGTGCCTATAGCAATACAAATACAGCAGCTTATCTAGCTTCGCAAAATATAACCAGTGCCAATATTGGTGGAAGTCAAACATTTGCCAATGCCAATGCTGCTAGTCAGACCAACGCTATTAATTCACTAAATGCAAATGTTGGTTCCTATCAGACATTTGCCAATGCCAATGCTGCCAGTCAGACCAACGCTATTAATTCACTAAATGCAAATGTTGGTTCCTATCAGACATTTGCCAATGCCAATGCTGCCAGTCAGACCACAGAAATAAATTCGTTACGTGCTAATATTACTGCTGCTAATTCAGCTATCACAAGTTTGACTAGCAACGCGGCCATACAAGCAGCACTGTTAGATACACTTACTGGTAATGCTGCCACTCAAAGCACTGTGCTGGATACTCTCACTGCTAATGCTGCTACACAGGCAACTACTTTAACGACATTATTATCTAATGCGATAAGTCAAGAAACAAGTTTAATTTCTTTACTTGGAAATGCAGCGGCACAAGGTAGTTCATTAAATTCTAAAGCTAATTTATCTGGTGCTGTTTTTTCCGGAAACGTTACCGTACCTTACTTGTTTTCAAATAATAACGTGCATGTTGATGGTTATATTTTAGTAGGGTCAGAACATGATCAAGGGACACTATTTAAAAATCCAGCTGCATTGTTTTACGGCAATACTTATAACCAAGTCTCTGACAAATATTTTCAACTAAATTTAAAAAATACTGATCCAAATGGATCAGGTGATATAGTAGTTACAGCAGATGATGGGACCGATGTTTCAAATTATATAACCATTGGTATAAACGGTAGTAACTATTCAGATCCCTCGTTTCCGGTTGGGCCAGGTAATAATCCCCATGATGGTTACATTTACATGACTGGTGGTAATTTGGTAATTGCATCAGAAGATGGAAATGTATTTCTTGGCAGTAATCTAGGTGCAGCTATTGGTACAACTTCTATAGATAACTCTTGGAATGTTACTGGTAACCTAACTTTACAAAATAACTTACTTTCACAAGCTAATAATAGTAGCGACTTAGGTGCAGACTTTGCATATTTTAATAACTCGTTTGTTGGTAATGTATTTGCTACAACAATTATCGCTGGAAACATTCTACCCTCAGCCAATGTAACCTACAGTCTTGGTGATAGCACACACCAATGGAAAGATTTATGGGTTAGCAACAACACTATCTATATTGGTGGTACACCCGTTCGTGTAGACGGTGGAACACTGTTGGTCAACAATGCTCCTGTGTCGGGAGGAGCCGCATCCAGCTTGGTCAACGGTGCTAGTACATTCCAATTGTTTGCCAATGGTCAATCACGATCACCTGACACGGTGTTTGCAAGCAATGGTGTGAGCATCATTGATGCCAATGGTGCCATCCAAGGTGGTATCTACAACAGTGGCGACGCTGATTTCTTCAACATTGCCGCTGGTAACGGTAGAGGAATTAAATTCTATGTGAATGAAGAAGGCGAAGGTCCAAAATTCTTTGCAAATGGTAACATACAAGTGCCAGGAAATATCACTGCTGCTGCCAATGTAATGGTGATTGGCACAGGTGATGCCAAATTGACCTTGGACAGTTTCAATCAGGCAGCACTGTTACAGGCCAAAAAAACATTTAATAGATCTTTTGGCGCAGGTGAGGGCGCCAGTTTTGTGTACAGCAATGTGGCCGGTACTGGATCAATCACTGCTACCATAACCAATGATCTGTACCTAAAAACCTTGTTGGAAAGACTGAGCATTCAGTTTTCAACTCCCACACCAGAATTCACATACAGTTACAGCAATGTGCGTGTGCAGGTATATGATGTTACCAACGCAAATGTCATAGCCAATGTGACTGGCGTTGACAATTACGGCAATCCCGATGAGTACACCTTGCTGATTGATCAGCCACCCTCACCTGATCCATTTTCTGTGGTGGCCTTAGACATCAGTTACGACTACCTTAACACAGTTGGTGTTGATGTGGACAAGGACCTGTTTGGTATCACCACTGACAACGATGACATTGATATCAAGTCAGGCAGAGA